TAGTGGTAGGGGTAGGGGTTAGGGGGGTTTTATCTAGGTTATCGCTAGGTTCGGTGCTAGGTTTTTTTGGTCTACCACCTAACTTACCATTTTCCTTTGATGCTTCCATACGCCTTGAAATATAAAGATATTCCTGTAATTGTCTTTCGTTCTGGTAGTTATCGTTCACTAAAACAAAAAACTCTTTTAGAACATTATCACAGCTTTTTTTCTCATTATCTGTAAAACAATTAGCTATTCTGTACTGCGTATTTGCATCATTTGGTATACCTGCACAGCGTTTATTCCAGTTAAAACATAAAAGCCTTATGTATATTCCTACCTCCTCATTTGTAAGGTGTTGAGTACCTGCAACAAAGTCTTCTGTGAATAAGTACCAAGCTTTCATTTTCTGCGTTGGTTTTGAATTTTCGTGTATAATCATTTTTCGAACTCCAATTTAGTTTATTGTAACCCCTCTAAGCCTAAACCTAAAGGGGTTTTTTGGTTTAATACCCCCATACGTCCTTTCTAGCTTGAAGAACAGTAGGTTCTTTCCATATCCAGTTATCAGGATTAGGCACTAGAGAGTCTCTAACATCATCTGGGGTATCAACAGTTTTTAGGTAATTACCCATCACCTTTAGAATATGCTTACATATCCTCATAGGCTCACCATAGTCATCTAAAGACATAGCAATAAATTCAGCATCTTTGGTTTTCGTAGGGTTCTTCAGATACCATAAATGTTGCGTAGCATTAGTTGCTTTCTGATAAATAGACTGTTGCATAGCATGTGAAATACTAACTCTCTGGGGTAGGCTTTTAGACGTTTTCAAGTCGATATAAAAATCCTCTTTGGTCTTCTTATCTTCAAAATGAAAGTCGGTATAACCCACAAAAGGAATAGCATCTATTTCTAATTCTACCTTTTTTTGGTAGGTCAATAGATTCCATGAGTAAGCATATTTCTGAAACTCCTTAGTACCTAGATTTAAGAGTGGCACTAAGTTATTTCGTTCATCGTTTACTTTAGGGTCATTTATCCTTAAGCAATTAGTATCATATTCCGCAAACATTTTTTCTGTAGCTTCTTCTAAAGGTATTCCATTTAGAAACATATTAATGCCAGACTCGACAGACTGACCCCTTATACCAGATGCACTTGTAGGGAAATCATAACCAAATATTCTTTTTAACGCCCATCGTTCCCTATAAAAAGCGAACTCATTAAGGTGACTAAACGATAAAGGCAACAAATCAAATTTTTCAAAATGCTCTCTCATATCTTATCCATGTATTCTTGAGTGTGCTTTTTGTTTTCTTCAATTTGTTTTTTCAACTCAAAGGAAACTTTTTGAATTATCATATTCAGCCATTGTTTTCACCCTTCACAAGTTCATATTCAGCAAAGGTTTTGCCATCGACTGATTTGTTGTGAGTGATGATGTTGTAACCCTCTTGCCTTAATTCAAAGATGATGGCACTCAATCTAAAAGAACCAAATTGATACAAGGCTTCTAGTGGGGTGATTTTGTTACCTATGTGAAGGTACTCTAGGATGTTTTCCTTTTGTGATTTTGGCATTTCAAACTCCTTTCTATAAGTTGTGTTTCGCCAGTTCTCGTTCATTGACCACCTTAGTTCTTAGGTCATCTCTAAACGCTTTAAAGGATTCGAACCTTATTTTGGCTCTATTCCTTTTTTTTAAGGTTTCACTATATCTATTAGTGAAATCCCTAAACTTTTCATGGTTGTATATTAAACCATCGAGTTCTTTCATGTTTTTATACATTTTTTGTCTGGAAAACTGAAGTGTCAATTCTGCAACAATCATTTTTTCCTCTTTTTTCATTAGTTCAACGGCTGTATCTAAATCCGCAAATATCATCCCTAATTCTTCTTGTTTGTGTGATATTTTCTGGGGGTCAAATTGTAGTGAATAAATATCGCTCATTTTATGCACTCCGAATAGGTTATCATGTACCCTATTTTGTCTTTATATGAGTCGTGATGCTTTGGATTAGCTTTTAGCCTTACTGTCTTCTGCCAGTCGTTACAAAGAGCGACTTGATGCGGTTTTACTTCTATTCCAAGAATGACTGACCATCCTTTAGCTATTTCCTCATGGTTTTGTTTGATATCTCCATAGTCCATGCCACGATTTTCAACGATACTTACCACCTCTTTGCATAACTTTTCACCAACCATCTGGGTTTCCTTTTTTCCATTCGATACGTTCTAATAAATCTTTTTTCCATTGCTCGTTTAATTCTTTGTCTGAATGTCCAAGCGTATGACACTTGCGACATAGGGCATAAAGATTGTCTATGCGATTCAGCCTGTTGTTTTTGACTCCACCCATTCCCTTCGGAATCAAGTGATGTATATCTACCGCCACCTCTTTATTGCAATTCCAACAGATGGGGATATCGTTTTCGTGATACCCCCAAAAGTCAGCAAAGAGCTTCTTATAGTTCTTTGAGGTTTTCATTAAATGCCCTTACAGCGTTTTTAGTAAGTGTTTCGATTTCATTCACCGAAAAATTACCTGATTGCATTGACCTCCCTACTATTCCTGTCACAAACATCATAAGAGATTGTGTATCGCTCTTACTAAAGCCGTTAGAAGGTGCTTTAGGCGTAAAGTTATTATTTGACTGTGGCATTGGCTGTGGTGGTTGTACAGGCGTATATTGGGGTTGTGGTGCATATTGCGGTTGTTGATAGGATGCCTGTTGGTCATTAGGATTTACCGCTACTGAAACGTCTTTAATATTTGTGTACTGATTACCATTCGCTGACGTTTTAGTATTTATTTCGGTAAAATTGATTGCATCTCCTGCAAGTGGCATGGGGTTCATAATCACACCCCTGTAATAGCACCTGCGACCATCAATTAAATCTATTGAATAATTTGGGACTCCATCTTTTGTAAAATCCGCTATTTCTTTTATTATACCAGTCATATTATTTTCCTTATTATTTATTGATTACGTTGTATCCACGACCCTCTAAACACCTATTGATGAAATCTCTTCTGGTGTTTACTTTGGGTGATAGCCACAACACTCGCCACCTTAAACCATTATAGACTGCTTTGCTCTTATCCCACACATAACTTGTCTGGTCTTGTACTAAGCTTTTACAGGTATAATAATCATCGTGGTATCGGTTCATATCGCCTTTGATATTTGCCGATGATTTCCCTCGACTGTCAACGATTGGCATTGATGAACACCCACCAATAACAACGGCTGACAATAAAGTGAAAATTAGTTTTGATTTTTTCATTTGAACTCCAATTCAATTTAAAACCTATATTATTTTTTTGGTTATGTCTATGTAAAAGCGACCAGTATCAAATAACAAAGTGCAAAGAACATAAGCAAAAACGCACAATCAAAAACAATTTCTAGTAATTTATTCATCTTTTATCTGCTCCAAACTTTTGTATTTTATTTTTCATTAATTTTTGCAACACCAACTGGTCTAAATGTTTTTTAACTGAGAAGTACAGGGTTAGTTCTTCTTGAATTTTACTGTTTTCTTCAAAACTTGTTTCCACTAAATCAATAATATCAGACTCAGAATTATCCTCTGAATTTTCTACAGGGATTAGGTGAGAAGTATCTTCAGCCAGTTCATGCAATTTTTTTGTTTTTAGGTCTTCTCTAGCCTTAAGAACAATCTCACAATATTCTTTGACTAATCCATAATGTTTAGCAACTGACATATTTAGGACTCTTACGTTATAAAGGGTTTTGTTCCCTATTTTTGTTGGTTTATCTATCATTACTTTGACTCCCTGTTCATTCCTAATAAAGCAAACCACCTTTGAATTGATTGTTTTGCTTCTTCTGTTTCCATCCATGCGTCAAAACTAAGTGGTCTATCCATATCACCGCAATAGTCTTCATACGCTTCTTCAAAAACTTCTTCTTTTGAAATAGGTGTGAGTTTCATTATCTTACCCCTTCAATGATTTTAGGTCTGTTGATTACTGTCTGCTTTGTTCCATCATATTCCCTGTGGTCTTTGATGGTTGCCTTGACTGTGATGGTGCTATCTACGTCAACATCAAGAAAAGAATTACCCCAATAGGTAAAGACGTTGCCTTGAGCATCTTTGAGAGTGTTCAAAAAGCTTACACCAAAGTCTGTATCAAAGCCTTTTCTAAAAGTAAGGGTTAGGTCAAATGTACCCCTGTCCTTTACTTGTCCAACAAATTCTGAATTGTTTTTTGTAAGTATCTTGTCTTTCTTCCAAGATAATCTTTTCGCTCTTTGTGCTACACCCTTTTCAGAATAGTTGTAAGCAATCCTTTTGAGGGCATCCGCTTCAATGAGAATGTCATAATGATTTATTCTTTTTGCATCTAGTCTAAGCTTGGCTGACTTCTGCCATTTCATTTCTTTTTTGAGATATAGCCTAGATTGAATTTTCCCCTCACCATGACACTTGAAACAAGTGCCACCACTAGCACCCATAGTTGTGAAAAAGTGATAAATACCACGACCATCGCATCTGTAACATTCATTGTAGCCATAAGGTTTGCCATCTCTCCACAACTCAATCTTTTGTGGGTTAGTGCAATATTCATCCCAAATAAAAAACAAGTCGTTGGAAAGATACTCATTCCTATGCTTTTCAGCTAATCTTTCGCATCTAGCTTTCCATTTATCATCTTCAGCTTGTTTACAAGCGATTGAAGCATCAATAACGTCTTTATTATCTTCTTTCCATTGTTTAAATTCAAAAGACCAAAAAGCAGTACCATGCTCTTTTTTCATTTCAAGCCTAGTGTCTTCAATGATTTTACAATTATTACACATTTTTTGAACTCCAATTATTATTATTATTAGTCTTAATAACCTAAACTCTAATCTAGGTTTATTGAATAGTCAACCCCCATAAGGTAAAAAAGATTGTGATTTGGTGTTTTTTTTGGTATTTTTATGATATTCCTCCTAAATAAGCGGAATATACAAAGTGAACTCCAATTCGTTTGTATAGCTTGGGGGTAAATTTTATAAATTAAATGGGTGCAATCTCATTAGAACTTAGAACTTACCCCCATGACAAAAGAATCAGACATACAAATAGCCTGTAATGACTACCTAAATTACTTGTGTAAATATTACCACTTTCGGCACTTTCATGTTCCGAATGAAGGTCAGAAGTCTATTGGCTATCATTTAAAGCTAAAAAAGATGGGTCTGAAGTCTGGTTGTCCAGATATTATTGTTGAGTATCCAGAAGGTAGAATACTTTATATTGAGTTGAAAACTGAAAAAGGTAGGCTTTCGGATAGTCAAAAGCTTTGGGCGGTGCAATCAAAAGCTATGGAAACACCCCATTTTATTGTTAAGGGTGGGGTTACTGAATGTCTAGACCAGATAAAAGAGATTATTGAAATAAACGTTCCTGTGCGGTCTTAATTATTTCCCTGCTACTTGACCCTTTTTACACGCAACAGGCGTTGTACGGCTTTTAAATTGCCTTTGAAGGGCATTTTGTTCTTTCTGGTACGTTTTCGTTTACGTCCTATCGGTCTTTTGTCTATGAGTTCAGAAATAGTTGCTGTGGTTGTAAACCCATTCATTTGCCGACTTTCCGCATTGCTCTGTTATGTGCTTGAGCGAAAGTAAAGTTTCCAGAAGCTAAGTCTTTAGACATTTCCTTCATGTGCTTCAATGAATGATGCCTAGCATGGCGGTTCATAGTCTTACGTTGTCTGGGTGTTAAGTCCTTAGTGAACTTCTTAATAGATTTGACTAAAACCATTTAACGCTTTTTCCTTTTCATCTTTTTGGTTTTTTTCTTTTTCTTTTTCATGGGTGATGAATGTGACCCTTTTCCATAATGGTATGGCATTACTTTTTCCCTTTCTTCTTTTTACCCTTTTTTTGACTTTTTAGAATCGCTTGTTGAAGTCCTTTTGGTAGTTTTTTTTGTTTTGGTGTTAGTGCCATGATACCCCCCTTTGGTTTTTTGGTTCAATGATTTTCTTAGAAAATAACTCGCTATCTTTGAAAAGAAGTCATAAAGCTTCATATATATTTGTTTTTTCATGTAACTAACTCAAAGTGCGGTGCATCTATAAAAGGCCTTCTGCCCTGTGAGCGTCTAAGGTCTATATAAGCCATCATAGCTTCTTCGGCTGTACCTTCCCAATCTCGCAGGTCTGGTATATGCCATGAAGCACCCCATCTAATTCCCACACCTTCACGAATTGATGCTTCTTTAAACGCATCAGCTATATCGTCATATAAATTTAATTCCCATGAAATCCGTGATCCACCAATATACGCCACAACGTCCACCGCATCCCCTGTAAGGTGTTTGCTTTTTAAACTCTGTGATGCTCCCCTAGCCACTAGGTCTTCTTGAGTTTTTAAATCTCTTAGTCCACAGGTAACCCCAAAATCTACATTAGTCAGTCCTATGGCGGTGGTTACTACTGAATGTAATTCGTTCTTTACTCCGTCTAGTCTGCCTAGACTTCTTTGTGATAATTTGAAAGCCATTATTTTCTCCTTAATTTTGTGAATGACCGCAATCCAAAAGACCCTGCTATTGAAGCATACATTCCG